ACTTGATCCTCAGCTACGCCCTTAAATCGATACAGGCCGACGCATACATACCGCGTCTTAGGTGGCGTCCAGTGATTGGTTTTATTTTTCACAGCGTTGAAGGCTTCTTCAGTGAGTAGCACTTGGCCGGCCTGACAGAGTGACATAGTACGCGCCGCTATATTTTTTCCTAGTCCCTCGAGCTCAACAGACTTGGCCCCACCTAAAGTAAATATCTCGTCCTGTTTCACCTCAACAACAACATCCCAGTGTATCCCTATTCGGGTATCGAGTCGGGTCTTGGCTGGGATGCTCGCCTGATAGAGAAGCGCGAAGTTGACCGCGTCAATGGGACGCTCAAAGCTCAAGAGGAAGCCATCACTTCTATCTATCTCTCGACCTTGAAACTTATACATCAGAGAGCGAGTCAATCGATCATGATACTGCAACCATTCAGCAGCTCGGCGCGCTCCTACACGCTGAACAAATCGAGTTGAGCCGATTAAGTCTAGTAGGACTATGGCCAGCTTTCGCTCAACGAACTCCACAAGAGCAATCCCCGAAGATACAGCAAATGCAGTCTGGCCCACATGGACATTGGGCATCATCACAGTCATGAGCTGGATGTTCGAAGCATCGACATTCACACTCAGCACTTAAGCCACAGATCGCGCAAATAGTCTCATCGATGTCTTCCATGTCTTCGCTCCAATCTCTTAGGTCATCAGGATGAATCATATATTTGTCTCCTGTCAGATGATCGAGATTGGGAAGCATAAGACACCTATACTATAAACGAAGATCGCGCCACGCCTGAATGGTAGCAGGATAGAGATCATCAAGTAGAGACAAAACTGCTTGGGCCACTCGTCGCGTTTCTGGCTGAGCGTGCTCTGTATCTCGGAGTTGAACGAACTTGAGCCAGTTCAAGAGGTTCCCAGACATGTAAAACTCAGTGTAGAGCGACTGAGGGAGAATGGCGCGCGCTTGCTCTCGAGCGATACCCACCTCGAGGAGAGTACGATATACCATGAGACACGATTGGCTGAGCTCATTGATCAGCTCGCGAGCTTGTGAACTGGCGTACTCGTCCAGCTGGCCATCACTGCATTGGAGGTTTTGGTGGCTCTGGTAGCGCAGGTCAGAAAACTCAAATAGACTGATATCAACCTCAGTATATCGCCGGCTGATCTCATTATAGCTGAATGTTCTATGCCTCATGATCTGTCGCGCCACAAACAAGGGAACCTTCAAGCGCAGAGTAAGAGAGCAGTGCTCAAAAGGTGAGGTGTGTTTCTCTCGCATTAAAAACTTAAGAAGTTTCCGATCTCGGTCGCTGAAATCCTCAGTGGTGAGATCTCGACCGAATGACACCCGCGCCGCGTCCACTATTCGTTTATCATTCCCCATATGATCGATGTAGAGAACTTCCCCAATGTCGTCATCATATAGCGATATTCGTTCACTCATGGTTTCTCCTCTGTATCTTCTTGTGGTTCAATCCTGTCACAACCGATTAAACAGCGTGACAAATGCCCTCTCTGCTGTAGCTGGGACCACTCCATTTCCGAGCAGTCGTAGCTCGTCAGTGCGATTATCCACGGAGTCCGACAACTCGGCATAGTCCATCCGACAGGCAGTCCCATGAGAGTCTCGACCCATCGTGGGTTTAGTTCCTGTGACCCTCGGTGGTTCCCAAGGATGCTGCTTTGCTCCTCTTGGGGCTGGGTATACCGTCGGTATGGTACTCTCAGATTGGCGGCTGCTGTCCTGCCTTGGCGTGCCCCTGTGGCCTGACGATCCATCGCTTCCTCTGATCTCGGTGGGAGTGCGTCCATAGTGTTCGGAGTCGCCCAGCCCCGCATCACTTGCAGCTGTAGAGTAAGAGTGCGATGCATCCCGCTCGCTCGGTATGCTCTGCCCTCTCCAGTCCATGTCTGGCCGTCCTTCGTGTATAGGGGCTCTTGAGCACTTCCTGCTTGGGCTGCTGGTGTGATCCACATCACCTGATTTTCTAGTCGATATTGATGCTCTGGTTTCGATGGATCCCCACCGCCGCTGGGAGCCTTGGCCGTACCCACTCGTATAGTTCCCCACATCGATGATCTCTCTGGCTCGCTCGTTGAGATCAGATCTACACCCGAGGATGAAGACGCGCTGCCTCTGGTGTGGTGCTCCGACTTCAGCCGCGCTGAATATTCCTGCCTCTGCTTTGTAACCCAGTCGTTCCAACTCTCTGAGGACATGGAGCAGAACCGGCGTATTTGCTCGATCTCTCCATTCGTCGCCTTTGAGTTTTGAGCTGATGATGCCGATAACATTTTCCAAGAAAATAATGGCAGGTCTGCATATTCGGATTCCTCGTGCAATATGGGGCCAGAGATGCCTTGGGTCTGCATCTCCTGCTCGTCTTCCTGCTGAGCTGAATGGCTGGCAAGGGAAGCCTCCAGAGAGGATGTCCACTCGATCTCGAAAGCTTGACCATGGGAATGTTTCAAGATCCGTCCAAATAGGTGCTGCATCCAAGAGTCCGGCTTCAATTTTTGAGACCAAGTTTGCGCAAGCGAAGGCTTCGATCTCAGCATAAGCGATTGTGCGCAGGCTTGGCAAAACTCGTCCGAGTCCAAGATCAATCCCGCCGTAACCTGTACAGAGAGAGATGTGTGTAAGTTGTTCGGTATTATCCACACTAAAAGTTCCTTGCTTTTGCTGATCCTGTTCTAACCTTGCGTTCCACGCCTGCTCTTACATAGCGTCGAGCATCGACCTCTAAATCGTTCCAGTTCCAAGTGATGCAGTCATATCTTAGCGCGTCCAAAGGGTCTTCTCGTCCGTCTTTTCTGGGTTGCTCTTTTGCGTCCCATCCATAGCTCACTAGAGCCTTTCTTATCGAGTTGTTAGCCGTCATCTCTCCTCTTTCCCATACCTCACGAGTGATGAGGTATTTGCGAGCAGCGAAAGCGCGTTTGAGTCTTTGGATGCCGTTAAGTACATCTGTCTTGATTGGGTCTGTGGTCGCTCTGAGTCCCATACCTATTCCTCGAGGTGGAGCCGCTCTCATTGCTCTGAATGCACTTGCGCCAGTCTGGTCATTGCGAGCTTTACCGGCTTTGTCTGCCACTCCATGATCTAGCCATATCCTCGGAGCTGGTGCGCTCTCCCTCATCGATCTAGGCCACGCGATCGCCAAAATCAATCTGGCGAGCTCTTCGGTGGTTACCTCAGTTGGGTTAATCTCAGCGCAGATCACAGTGGCTTGGATCTGCTCATCATAGGCCATGATTAAAACGCTCGGTTTTCTAAATCCCCAGTCGATGGCGATACGGCCAGTCATGCTCTCATGGTACTCCCATCCATCGATGATGTGAGACTCGGTGAACTCCTGATAAATGAGCCCAGTTGGCGGCCGTGGCTTATTCATGACCATGGCCTCGCGCTCTTCATGAGGTAGTAGCTTTGTCGCTTCGAACCATTCAGAACTGAGGTTGGCTTCGTTCACGTAGCTGGAATAGAGGAGTGGAGTACATCCGGCTTGTTCGGCCATCTGCACCCACCACGCATCAGAGACTGGCAGGCCCACTAGTAACAGGATAGGAGTAGGCCCAGCACGAAGACGGCCGAGAGCCTTATGGGCCACCTCAGCACTGAGCGTCTGACATTCATCGATCAGACAAACGCCGCTTGTGATGTTTAGACCCTCGAGTGGGTTATGGGTCGCGTCTCTGGTGCCTGGGCGGTAATAGCTGCGACACCAGACCGAAGACCCAGAGTGTGGATCAGTCCACAGTCTCAGAGTATGGTTATAGCTCCATCCCAACGGCCCTAACCACTTCTCCATCTCTGGCATGAGCACGGAGTTATACCGTGGGTTGGTGTCGGTGACCAGCAGACTGCTAGAGTTTGGTCGGACTTTGGCGATAAACAGCAGCGCGAAGACCAGAGCCGAGGTCTTGCCAGATCCCCAACCACACCGAGCCGCGATAATCTTATCTTCTAGCCTGATCCGTGAGATAATGCCGCGCTGGAGTTCGTTGAGGTTGATGCTCATTCGTCGTCTTCTTCCTCGTCAAGCTCTTGAGCTCGCTGGGCTTGAATGACTAGTGGCGTAGTTTGCTCGATCATGGCCTTGACCTCCGCTATCCCATCGCTCCTCTGGCTTACCGCCACCTCGACCTCTCGCTTGAGCCCCCATCGATCTGGGAAGCGTCTTTCAAGAAGCCACGCTATAGCGCGCCAGTCGTCGCGACTGTGGCCCATGGTTTTGATCTGGCTCACCATGACGGCCTCAGCGAAGTCAACGGCTGCTTCCACATCGTCTCTAAAATCATCATCATCATCTATCCATCGATAGAGAGTAGCTTTTGAGATGCCGGCTTGAGTGGCCGCTGCTTCTCTAGTCATCCCTTCCCTTAGGTTCTCGAGTACCTTTTCTTTGGTCGCTGCTCTTTTCTTTCGCTCTGTCATTGCTCTTTTTCGCCTCCAAAAGTGTATCTGATACATCTCTGAATAGTGCCCACTCATGATCAGTCAGTGGCTCAGAATTGTTTTTGACGATCAGCATTCGAAGCAGCTCCATGAGCACGGTGACACCATGATCATCGTCGTTATCGCGCGCGCGTCGGTCGGTCTCACCTTGTCTCATTATACTTCTCCTAGTGGTCGAGGGAGCATTGATTTTCTCAAAAGCTTAAGCTCCCCCTTGATTTTCATCAGCTGAGCATAGGCGTCTTCAGGCTGAGCGTACCCCATCCCATGGCATATCGTATAGAGCTTAGCTTGGATGCTGATATACACCATGCCTATGGTGTGAATATCATTGTGTTTTAGCATATAGTAGCTAGCCTCACATAGTGCGACCGATAGAGGGCTCACCAGAGATCGAGAGCATAGCTGGTCGAGAAACATCAGCCCTAGATCAAAATCCTCTTGATCTGCTTTGGTCACTACATCAGAGCGTATATAGCTCACCAGCTCCGTGGTGGCTTGCGCAACGATCCAAGTCATACTCTCTCCAGATAGAACAGAAAAGCAGATCGAACTTGGCTTGGTGTGATTAATATAGTAGTCATTCCATACACTCCTGCCCATCTTGTGTGCTCCACAAGGTGGGCGTTTTACTTTGTAGTCAGTTCCAAGGCTTATCCCATGTAACTGTAAGTTTCCTTTAATATGCTTGCAGCTGCAGGCTTGGATTAACAAAGTTTATCTCTTGTATAACTCTTTTAGTTGACTCGATTAAGATAGCTGCCTTTGTCCCATCTGTAACTTTATCTCGACCTCTTGACTCTCCATTTTGATCCTGACTTAAGTTCGACACAGCTGCCTTAACGTGTGCGTCAACAATTTGAGTTAGTTCTTCCCATGTGAGACTAAACTCAACATCATTACAAAGCGTCTTCATGGTTTCATATACCCAGTCATCAACACGAAAAAATGTAAACGTCTTTCTAGTCTTAAACCAAAGCCAGAAGTAAAGCTCTGAGTTAGTCTCTGGGTTGCTCATGTTGCAATCTCGGCACATCATAACGAGATTTTCGACTGTATTGGTTCCTCCAAGGCAAGCTGGGATTATATGACACTTTTCTAGACGTTTGGACTTGTTCCAGTAATCTCTTACATCTCTTGGGTTTTTCACGGTTTTTGCAGGCCTTCCACACGCAAAACATTCTGGATGCTCTGTATCTAAGTAGAGTAATTGACTTGGAACCTCTCCAAGCAATTCCTTGAGCCTTGCTTGGCCAACTGTAACCCAATACTGATAAATCTTGTAAGGTGTAGCCA